TGTGTTCGTAAGATAATGATTAAGTAGAGGTACTTGTTCGACACCCAGCACGATCTCGTCTCCGGGCAACAAAAGATAAGGCGACACAACTCTAGAGTTATTTTGCGAAAGCGACCCTGAAGAATATGATAAGCCCGACAGGTCAGCAAAATTAAAACCCTGCGACTCGCCTCCAACGGTTCTGTGGTGCCTGGAGTCTAGAACAATATCTACGTTACTTCGAGCGAGAGATCCTGACAATCCGAACTGTGACAATATCGGTATTGAAGAAGCGTCTGACTTCGCTGAGCTCCATGAGTTTCCCTTTAACGTTGCAGACGGTCCTCCAGGCCAATATCCTTGAAACTGTCTGTTCGTCAAGCTAGGAGTCGATCCCGTGTAAGCAGGCAGATCGAAGATTGTCCAAGCTTCGCCGCAGGTTCCTGGGTAGAATGTAAAATTGAGAGTTCCGGTGAATTGAGTGATAATGGGCACGTTCGTGGGGAAAAATGGCGTTGAGCTTGTGACTGGAATCGCAAGGGAGGGCGTATGAAACGGGGGATCACCAGCAGTGTGATAAAAAGTAACAGATGCGCTTGCGATGATGCTCCTTGTCGACCCGCTTATCTCATCAGAGCTAAGTGAAAGTCCTCTTTTCGTTTTTCTCTGCGCGTACAGGAAGAAAACGTAGTCGTTCGGTGACAGGATATACGTAGCAGCATCAACAAATGGGACACTTGACGCTGTGAAAAAACACTGCGCTTCTACGTCCATTTGAACAGAAATCGCTTCTAGTAAGAACGGATCGCTTATCCCATCAAGCTTTAAGACTTGAGACGATGTTGCAAAATATTTCGAACCGTTCGGAGCGCCGAATGAGATCGTAGGGGTGCATGAAGATCTTGCAAAACTAAGAAAAAGCTCTGTATCTTCAGCGTCTAATGAAAATAAATCTTTGTATGTGATCGATCCCGTAGCCGAACAAAGCGCAAAGTTGAAGATAGAGTTTCTCTTGCTGAATTGAGAAACTATATTTTCGGTACCGCTGATAACTGGGAACGCTGATGTCCTGTCGTTGATCGCGATGTCATGACGTAAGCTGCTACCGTCCAACGGATCGACCAGACCCACATCCTGCCACAATTTACTGGCAAAGTTGAAATAAGCGAACCCAGATCTGTCTACGGTCCCAGGATAAGTGTTTCTATTTTTGTAATTTCTGGTTAAGGTGAAGTTGTTGCTTGGAGTAATGTCAATTTCAATTTGGGATTTTGATCTCATTGGAGATGAAAATCCAGGTAGAATATCAGGATCAGTCCCGCTCAGGAAGAAATCTGTCGCAGGCATCACCCGATTCTCGTCAAAAGGTCCGACCGCTTCAGTCGGAGAGTAATGCAGGTGATTCGGCTGCTGGAATGATCTGATCGGTAGCGAGGCGCTGATATCCGATTCCTGGCCGATAATGTCGACGGCCTGTGACGCAAATGAGCTACCCTTCGGAAGCATTGTCGGGAAGACGAGGTTCCCGGCTTCGGAAAATACGATCGCCGTCTCATCGTTAAAATTTGATGATAGGGCACCGGTACGTGTTGGATCGCCGGTGCGACGGACGGTCGAGTACGACCCAGGAAGGTCATCGAGCTCACGGAGCATGAGGCGTGGTGAGCGTGAGATGAACCCGCTGCGAGCTTCACCACCTGGACCGTTACGGTAAGCGTAAAATAAAGCCGATACCTCTCTTGAGCTGATTACCCGATCTTTCCAAATCGCGAAGCTATGGATTTTCCCTCTTAAGTCAGAGGTTGATATTCCGTGAACACTAGTAAACGTAGACCCTATGCACAAAGGTCTACTAGAATTTTGCATTCTATTGTATGTGCCGGCAGACCCGTTGGACGTGGAAACGACACCACCGTTTCGGTATACTTTTATCCCTGTCCATGCATGGGAGCCATCGTAAGTAATGACAAAGTGATCCCAGCCACCGTAAGTTCCTGGAAAGGCTGATGACAATATGGCGGATATAAAAATGGATGCCGAACCTTGAGAGAACAGCCTAATGCTCAAAAAGTTCGTGCCACTTACATATATCAACCATTCGTCTAGTGAGCTAGAAGTTGAAAGTTCGCCCTTAGACACGATATATTGAGTGGCATCGGTCGAGTCAAGCTTCGCCCAAAAAGATATCGAAAAAGGAATGTCTCTTGTTCCGTCAGTGAAAGAATGATCTTCTAAAGAAGCTGATTCACCGGCGCTGTTAACCGACTTTATATGCTTAACGTTAGTTGCAGACGTTGCGTTGTCGGACAAATCAAATGAATAAATTTGATGATGCAGTGAATTGTATTCAGGAATATCACTCGATCCGATCACCCTGTCGTGGCTTCCTGATCCCGCACAGCGAGCTGTGTTACCACGCCCTGACAGATCAGGAACAAAGTCTCCCTGGATATCACGATACCATGTAACAAGATTCTGGGAGAGATCAAACGGTTGGGATCCGTACGATTGACTTGACGTCACGAACGGCTTGGTGAGATCCAACGGTCGGGGGCTTGAAATTCTCGGCATGTTATCTCTTCATCCCTGCGTATGCGATAGAATCTGTACCCGGAGAATCCTCTAAGTTAACGAACTGCCCGCTGCGGGCTGATATTGACCCACGCGGAAAGAATGCCTCTGTTGATTCTCTCATAGCTAGCAGAGCAGTTCTTATATCACCAGTGAGGCGCTTTGAAGCGTCCTCCCAATCGGTCCCGTCCTCGAAGGGCGGAGCGAAATCAGACGGATCAGAGAGGTATGCGGGTTGGGGCAATCCCAATGTGTCCTGCTCAAAGCACTCATCGAGATAAGGCTCGACCGATCGGTCAACGGGAAAGACGTAATCTACGATCATGTTTCCACGACGGCGAACGTCCTCAGCAGCGTTTGAGACTGCCCCTCTCACGTCGTGGGATTCGTACGGCATATCAATCGAATTTCGAGAGGCTCTTGCTCTGATCGTCAGGGGCTCGATCACACCGTCGTATGAATCGATGTCTTTTGCCGAGAGATTCCAGAGGACCTGTGGGTATATTAGAGTTGATCCTTCGTCCTGGATGAAGGTGACGGGATTGAATCTCTGCGCGTCCTCGAATATCGTATCATCTCGAAATTCCTTTGGCATTCCAAGAGAGAGCTCCTCACGCTCAAAATTTGGAAACTCCTCAAGTTTCTTGGTTCCGATCTGTGTCGTTAGATTTTCGTCGTAGTTTCTGAGGTTATCGATCCGCTTTCCATCCACAACGAGTATGTTGGAGTTCATGGGGCGAATCTTCGGCATCATGCCTTGGTACACTTGACCAAAGTTACGTAGCTCAACGCCCTGCAGGCTACCTGATATCGATTCGTTTCCGATCGTGATTGCTTGCGACGCCAACTTACATTCTCCTCACTGTTGCTACCACCTGCCCTAGCTTTATCGTGCCTTTCAAACCACGACGATCGTTCTCTCCCAGGTATATCCCACTCTGTAAGTAGTAGAACTTCGATCTTTCCAGCGAGTGAGGTTCGATAACGTAGTTAGATCCGAGGAACCTCGTGTTTCCGGGTATGAATTTTTCTATGAGAGCTCCCATGGACGTGTCGAACCACTTGAAGAACTCGTAGAGCTGCTTCATCTTTATCTTCTCGGTCAACCTGTTGAAGTAAACGTCGCGGAGAGTGTCTAACTTCGGATAATCAGGTGAAAACTGTAGCTCTGCAGCTCCGACAGCGTCATCTATCTCGTCAAGAGTCGCAAATATCTTCGCGATGTCTTCGTCAAGTATCCTGGTTGCTGATACTTCGATCGAGAACCTTAGATCATCAACGGGAACCTCGGAGCGTACAGTCTCGTAGAGCGGAGCAACATCTGCATCGCCAGATTCGACATTCTCATAGTTTAAGTAGCTCCTGACCCTGATCTTGTTGTCGGTCTGAGCCTCATCGAACTGCATCGATATGACGGACGATTGCACTCGTTCGTTCACGATGGCCTGCTGAGCGTTTCCGAACCCAGATCCAGTTAGGTGGAAGTTGTTCTGTGAGTAATCGAAAAGTTTTATTCCACCGCCAGCGGACGAAGCTGTTACTTCTTGCGTGCACGATGCATCGATTCGGAGCTTTTCCCATGACCCTGACATGGACGAGACGAAGTTGTAGTTTAAGTTTGGGGACTCGACACCGACGGATTCCACGTTCCTTGCATGCTCAAGCAGCTCGTTTGTTGTGAGTCCTTTCGTCCAGAAACGGATGCGGCTCACTTTACCTGTGAACATCGATTCACGAGCGCTGTCAGGAACGTTGGTGTCATTCAAGAGCCTTGAACCACCCTCGAACAACGATTGCGGACCAACACACAGGAAGGCTCCAGAGGTGTTGTACGCTGAGATGGTGTCTACTACAGATCCTCTATCAAAGTAGTCTCCAGTGACATGCAGGTAGTCGGAAACACCTGGATTTTGCCTAGCTGCCCAGACGTAGTACGACGAGCTCAGGTCATTGGTGCTTGACCTGCGTCCAAAGGACACATGCCACATTCCACCATCGAAAATGTCAGAACCAGTTAGGGTGATCTTAGCGTATGAATTACTAGCTCCTGTCGCAGTTCCAACGTAAAGATCGAGAGAAGACGTGCTTGTGCCGGCTGTCAACACGAGGTTGGCGATGACTCCGTGATTGTTGCTCGGAGAGCTGGTTCCCGTGACATGCAGTCGTGCTAGGCTCTGCGCTGTGGGATGCTCGTAGCTTGGATCAAACTTGTAAAGAGCTTCATACGACCACGAACCTGATGTGAACAATCCGTCAGATGTGGTTCCCGCAGCAATCGGATCACCCGGTTCCACACGTGATGCGCTCAGGAAAGAGCTGGAGATAAACGGTAGCACATTTGGTACTCCGGTGTTCGCGTTGTAGCTGACAGCTCCACTGAAGAGTGACCCACTGAAGTTCAGCATCCCTTGAACCACCGAACGCTTGGAGCGATTCGGAAGTATGAAACCGCTCTTTGTGCCTCCGTACTCTTTAAACTTTAGTATGCTATCAGGCTCGATGCCTGCTGAGCGTATCAAGCTTTTTACAGCGTGAAGAGTTCCCTTTGAACGTAGGATAAACGGAAGCTCATGAAGTATGCGTCTCCATACTGTATTCTGCACTGCCTGAAAGGAAGCTTCAAGCGTTGCGATCTCAGGTCTTGTTGACTCACCGGACACGAACTTCGCAGGATCTGTGTCGCGGAACATATTCGGTAAGCTGATCCCGAAGTAATTTGCGATGAAAGGCAACATCTGATCAGATGCGGTTCCTTCATCGTTGTAGTCTGTATTTCTAATTCTTGAAAAGTGATCAATAAAGCACTTGACTTCGTCAAATTGCTTCGCCCAAACGTACAGTATCGAGCTGATCAGCTGTATAGATCCAAGCTTGGTCTTTCTAGGAAGAGAGTTCGATTCATCTATTCCAACTCCAACGTCTCCCTCGATAGAGTCCAGAACGTAGAAATCCTGCTCTCTGGTAAGGTAGTGCTGCGGTATCAGCTTCGTGATTAGGTTGGGATTATTACCATCGTATTGCGAGGCTGCAAGCAGCAAATCTGCGTTTAGGGCGGCAACGTATGAATTATCCGGGAACAGGACGGGAGAATAGCTGATCTTCTCGTACGTCAAAGGGACAGCCACGTGCGGCACTCTCTGATTTAAAGAGAAGTTTGTCACACTTGAGTGAAGTCCGTTTCCAGAGTGATCTATGACAACAGAATTGTTGGTGTACGATCCCGTGGGTTCATTGAATCTATAGTGAAGCTTGAGATCTGCATCAGGATACACTGTGTCACGTATGCTGGAGCTTATCTCAAGCTGAGCTCTGTTCCTGTGATAGATCCTCAGATCGTCCAACGAGCCTGAAAATCTGGATGCTGGTGTGAATGAATAACCAGATGATATAGAGTGCGATGATCCAGACCCTATGATCAATGGACTGCTGCTAAAATTAATCTTTCCGATGTAGTTGGACTGACTTGACGACGAGACTAGCTCACCATCAACGTACAGGTAAAGTCTGTCGACCCCCGGGCTCCTGTTAAATTGAGCTGCGATGGACGAGAATTGACCCTTGCTGATCTGAGTTGATGATGTCAGGTAGTACGATCCTGATGAAACAAAGAAATTTAGGTTGCAAGCAGACGTTGACGCGCTCTGTGAGACTGCTAGAGTGAACCCCTCGGTCCCTCCGTTCAATTTCTGCAGCACAATCTGATTCCCGTTCGCGACGGGAGAGACATACAGTTGGGTCTCAATTGTCATTGACAAAAGATTAGGATCAATCTTTGTGACGCCTGAGTTGTCTTTCGACATCTCTGGAATCTCAGATCCCGCTGAGTCTGTCACGGATATATGATTGCTGGTATCGAAGTTGATGTAACCGACATTCTTCGGTATCAAATCGTACACATACTTTTCAAAACCAGTGAGCGAATCTAAAAATTGATCAATCTCGACTTTGGCTCCGTCGAACGGAAAAGAGTTGAATATCGTCTCGAACGCAACGTTTGTCTTAGCTTGAGCAGAGTTAAAGAACGTATGATTTTCGAATTTTGACCAATCGAGAGGCAGCTGCTGCGTTGACTTCAATCCTGTTCCAGGAGGATCGAATCTAAAGGATGATGAACCGGCTACGTTAAAGTCTCCAACGTCAGCTGCGACAACATCACGTAAAGTCGAGCTGTTTCCTTGTAGCTCTTTTATGAGCTGCTGTTGGGAGAAAGCCCCGTTGTAAAGCGAGTTAGCCACTCATTACTCCACGATAAATTTAGCGTTTTTGTCGTTGACAATATACTCTGATCCTCTGTCGATGATCAGATAATCTATCGTGAGAAGCTTTTCCCTCGGAAGACCGTCAGTGTATAAGCTGAAAAAGAGACCACCCTCGTCGGTCGATAGTCGAGTGCCGCCGTATTCGCGCTCGAAAGGAACGTAGATCGCTCCGTCAAAATCTCTGATGCTGTAGTAAGCTTCTGGTAGTTGACTTTTGGTCGGCTTAGCCACTCTTGTCGCAGACGGCTCATAATCGGCATCATAGGCAAAGACACGCAGCTTGTAGGCAGAGCTTTGAGAGAACTTAGCGAGGCAATTTGTGGTTCTAACGTTCAGTTTTCTTGGGACTGCGTTAAATGCTGAACGGGTCGGTAGCGAGCACGTCAGGAATGTCGACAGGAAGGTTACGCTGCCATCAGCAGACTTCCACGTCTCGCTGAAAACTAGAGAGCCGCTGGAGTTGATGTGATCTGACAGCTTTAAAGATCCGGATACAACCGAGCTATCCTGCGCTGAGATGTAGAAAGAGCTTTTGTATGATCCTACGACGCGGTTGTTTCCAACTGCCTCCTGCGAGGCTGATAGGATTTTCGAGTATGAGCCTGTCGAGAGAACCACCTGCATGCAGTTGCTGCCGGTCAGCTGCTGCGAGGCTGACATGACATTTGCGAGAGTTGAACCTACAAAATTTCTCAGATATAGAGATCCGCTAGCGTCAAAGTAAGCTCCAGCGTGTGAATCAAACACTGCATCATTAAAATGAACCTCTAATCTAGGTCTCAGAGATTCTTGAATTACATGGCGCGACGCGAATCTCTTGACAAACCTCGTGGTTGTATCGTTCTCCTGGCTGGACGTGAAAGATAGTATGAATCCGTGATTTGTTATCACGTTGCCAATCGTTGCAGACACAACGTCTGTCACATCTACAAAAAGATCCTCGTTTCCAGTATCAAAGCTCTGTTTAGATTCTAAGTTTCTAAGACCAAGGCCGTCCTGCAGATTTCCAGATGAGAAATAGTCTATTCCGCTATCACCGAGAGCGCCGTAGGAATAAGCACCCGACACAGCCCAAGCTGCTCCATTCGAGGAGCTGACGTAATTTGCTGCGCCTAGATCAGTGAATGACGCAACGTCCCTTCCATCTCCCTCATCAAAATTTCTTGCCAAAGGAAACACTGACATCGTGAAATCTCTGGGAGCAGGAAGATTAGTCTGAACATTTTTTAGTCGTAGTAGGGCACGAAAATTGCTTGAATTAACGTCCAGAGATGAGCTAGCTAAAGCAGCTATACGTGAAACGTCAAATTTGATCAATATCCTTGAAAGCTCAGTATGATTGCCGGTCGATCCTGACAGAGTCTCGTCGTACAGCTTAAAGAGATCAAGAGTACCCGCGCGGCCAACGTTTGCGTCCTCGACACGTGAGCCGTCGATAATCTTATTGGTGATGTAGGTGTCAGCTGAAGCCGTGGCGATGATGTACATTACAGTGCCGTCCCCATGATGTCGTATTGCGGATACCTGAGTTCAAATATGCTTCCAGGTGGTCCGTAAATGACGCCACGCCTTGTGTACTGTTTAACGTTGTGCGTGACGTTTGAATACGTTCTTTCCTGTATTGCTCCGCTTAAGCTCTCTACTTTCACGTCGACAAGAGTTAAAACTCCTGGCGTGTTTATGATCGAGTTTTGGATGTCTGAAATGAGAATCGGCTGGTCTATCTGGAAGTTGTTTATCGAAAGTATGCTCTGCAATCTTGCGATTACTGCTTGTACCGTGGTCGACTTGTTCGCGTTTGGGTTCACGAATACGCTGAATTTGACTCTAAAGTTTATAACTCTAGCATCCAGAATGTCAATCGCATCGCTGATCAACCTGTACTCGTTCAAGTAAGTTTTAAGATTTTTCTTCAGAGCGTCAGGAGAGGTGGTCAGGAATCCGCTAACGTCTTTTGAGCAGATGAACAGCTGGCTGGCTAACGGATTATCAGGGCTCTGGCGAGCAGCAGCCCTGTACACACGTCCAAGCTTAGTTGGCAACGTGTAAACTCGAGATATTAAATCTTCTCTCGTCACTATCCTGTCCTGCTGGGTTCTTGCAGAAGGTATTTGAGCTCTTAGCTCTTCTAGCGTCGGCGCTGCATCTCCGCCTGAGGCGGGCTGATCGTTTCGAACATCGAAAGAAGCTCTTACGGAGCGTGCAACCGTAGCAGAGCAAGCATCCGGGAATTCCATTCGTAACCCGACAACGCCACGTAATGTTTTCGAAGCGATGTTGTGGCTTGTTCCCCCACCGTAACGATAGGTGACTGTTATCGTTGTGTTAACTGGCGCTTCTCCGAGCGTCTTGGTCTGCAGTAAAGCATTTGGATCTATCGAAAACCTGCTAAGAGTTGCCGTTCCATACAACGGTAGCGCAAGCGTCTCTGGGTCTGGTATGGAATCGTCCTGGGTTGTTAGCGAAGTACCGCCTCCAAATTGCAGATTCGACAGGCGCGTTAGCGGATCGACGCCGTGAACGAACCTGCGAGGCGCTGGTATCACCTCGATTGATCTTGGAACTTCCTCAGAGTCCGATGACATATTGGGGAAAGTTTTAAAGACAGTGTCTTGACTGAGCGTTTGAACTTCGTAATACTGGTTGCTAGATTCGTCAACCACGCTCATTATCTCGCTGATATCAGTGTTGGTAAGAGATAATGTGAGGAACGGTTGCGGCGTCGATCCGATGGTGAAAGTTTCCGAGGTGATCCTACCTGAGATGCAAGTTGTCTCACGCCTGACCACAAAAGTGGTCGGATTCCCAGACGCGTCGGTGTTTCCAACGACGTACTTGCCCCTTAAATTTCCTAATCTGTCAACTTCTGCGAAGTCAACATCTTCTACAACTGCAAATGAGATGTTGTTATTTGATATCAGTTGAGTTCCCTGGAGGACTTTTGGTAGAGTGTCGCTGTCAGGGACGTATGAGCCGTTCACTAGCTTAGCTGGGACTTCAACAAACATCGAAGCTTTCACAACGGCAGGCGACGCTCCTTTCGGTTTGATACCCGATTCTCTTACCATCCTCGACAAATTTGAGGGTTCGACTGCCGTAGACCATGCAGTTTCCCTGAACTGGTGATCTAAATAGAAAGACATGTTGTCGGCAGTAGAAGCCGCCATGTCGAGCAGTAATCCGCCCAAGCTTGGTTCTGAAAAGTCTTGAATCTTGTCCCCGAAATACGTGCGAGCGTACCTCAGCAGATCATTTCGAAATGAATCGAAATCTTTAGCGAGGTACGTTCTGTTTCTCAGGTTCTTAAGTTGCTGATCGCCTGCCATCTATCATCCAGAAAAGTTGAATGTGATGCCTATCGTCTGGTTCACCAGATTCGCGTTTGGCACTGAATAAGTAATCACCATCTTGACTCTTGCAGTTGCGCTACGTTCAGAATCTTCTGGTGTGACTATAAAATTCTCAAGGTTTACGAAAGGCATGTATTTCTTGACAGCGCGGCTGATCCTCTGCATCGCCTCCTCGTCTCCATCAGAAGATCCGAGCTCGTGGACCAGAGGTCGTACGTTAGCTCCGAAATCAGGGAAATTTAAGCGTTCGTATTGATTTGTGAGGATGAGGTTGACTAGATTGTCTTTTATCTGGTCTCCCAAGCTTCTATGCATCTTAAAGATGCCGTCGGCTCCAGACCCAAGCTCGACGGGAGTTTTTATGCCTATAGGGGGAGCGATAGTTACCGGGTCTTGATAAGAATCATACGCGCTTTTCTTTGTGCCAACGCCGATGAAGCTGTATGATTTTGCTTGCGACATGTTGGCTTAGCTCCTACGACTAAATAGCTTGGCTAGAAAAAACTGTATCAGCTTTGTCCTGACCCAACCGTCGTCGTGACTCCACCGACAACACCTTGTCCAGGGTTGACAGTGACTCTTACCTCAAGCGAAGTTGCGTACATCTCAATAGCAGCTGCTATGTCATTTGCAAGACTTTGTATTACAGCCTCAGAGTTTGCGCCGTCTCTTGACCCTTTGTTCTTCGCGTTTCTGAACGCTTGCGCTATCTGAGCTTCAAGATCTTTCTTTTTCTTTCCGATCACGGGCATTTCACTCTCCGAAAACTTTTGTTGAGTTTATATCAAGCTCTGAGCTATCAAATGCTAACTTTCTGCTCTGTATTGTTTTTTTCAAGATATCAGCCGCTATGTTGATCTGCGGTGATGGAGCTCCATAACCAGGAGTCGTGTGGGTCTTAAGCGTATCGCAGAATGTCATGATATCTTGCATCACAGCACTCAAAAACTTTTGCAAAGGGTAGTATCTCACGTAGGGTTGATTCGCTCCCGTATCTGAATAATACGAGCATAGATGAACCTCTTTTGCAGCTGCTTGCAGCACTCCGTTCTTGTAGAACGTCAACGATGAACCGTTCAATAAATCGCCACCGTCCGCCGTGTCAGGCTCTTTCACTATCCTGATACACCCTGCGCTTCTTGCCACAAGACGAAGGTTGTCAGCTTTCCCGACAAAAAATGATCCAGGCTCGCTTAAGCTTGCTTCCCCCGTTGAAGCATCGGTCGAGTATGTAAGCTGTAGCAGCTCGTCCGGACTGCTCTTGGAGAATCTATCAGAATTTGCGGTTAAGTAGAGGCGAGCTGCGTCAGTTGGAAAATGAGCGTCTCCTTCTATGTTATCTTTCTCTCTTTTATCAATTTCCGATATTCCTAGTTCGTTCTTGATAACTTTCCCGCTCGTTGATGCAAACTTTCCGCGACCAACAACTATATCAACAGCTCCGCTTCCAGGCTTTACCTGAACGCTGTTCGAGTTGGTCGTTATGATCGCTGGATCATCGGCAGCCTGACCGCGTTCCTCGCCCAGCATGATTAGAGTGTTGTTAGATCCTTGCAACACCAAATCTCCAGGTCTCTTTGAGTACCTCGGAACTGGCTCAAACCTATGAACTCTCTGGACTGAGTCCACTATGCGTACAAACTCATTTGGGTCGGACGTTGGGCTCTTGTACGAATTCGTTTCAATTTCATCGGATTCTACGGTGGGAGCGTCAAACTTGTCCGATGATTTCTTGGCAGACTTAACAGGTAACTGTGAGTACGTTCTAGTCGAGAATGTGAAGTTTGCGTCTTCAACGTGCTCGGGCTCATTAATTCTTGAAATCCAGTAAGCTACCTGACCTTCGTCGCTTGGGTCCTCGTAAACGAACCAGACAAACTCTCCCGGCTTTAACGGCATACAAAGATGCGACGAAAAGAAAGGATAGCATACGATCTCTTTATTGGTCAATTTCGAGTTACCACGAGACACCTGCTTGACTATCGCAGTGTTTCGAGGAAACGCCTTCAGCTCAGCAACGTTAACAAGAGATTTATATCTGTCGAGAGAGGGTTGTCCAGATGGAGTACTCACAACATCGACAACCATCCCTCTCAGAAATATTGACGCCATTACTTTTTGATCCTGTCGAATATCTCATCTTCTGACAGCTCTGGTGCGGATGATTCTGATTCTGCTATCTGCTTCGCTAGATTTAGAAGCTGCTCGTTACTTTTTGACATCCTCTCGAGATACTTTGTCAGAGTTTGTCCCAAAGTTGCGTGGTCGGCAGCTGAGCCGCCCATGTTTGAATACAGATCGGTGAAAAGTATGTGAGCATTAGTTCTATCGACCACTGCATTTTCGTAGATCTCTTTCCAGAGCATCTTTTTCTTCTCAGACGCGCTCTCGATGGAATCCAGTATATCAGAGAACTGCTCTATCTTTTTATTGTTATCCTTCAGCTTATCCAGCATCGTGTCTATCGTGCCCATTAGAGGAACCCTCCTCCTTTAGTTATTGCACGATAGTGTTTCCTGATGACAGACATCGCTGATCCCATCTGCTTCTGGTTCAAATTTGATATGTTCTTCACATAAACAAAGACAGCTCGCTTATTCAGAAAGTCAAGATCATCTATCTGCTCAAACACAGTTATGATAGCATCGATACAAGCTTGCTCGTGCTGCTGATTCAAAGATTTCTTAATCTTTTTCATCATTTCGAGTATCAAATCCCGTTGACCAGATTCTATCATCTGGTCCTCAGGTGTGGATCCTATCTGAGCGTTGTGGTACATCTCAGCTTCTGCTGATTTGCTTTCCTTCAGATCTTCGATAGATACGAATCGCTTGACTTTCTTCTGTCGATTTTTTGATGAAATCACCAGCCAGTTTCTGGCTACGACGTTGAAGTATGAGAATGCTTTCGTACCTCGGGTCGCATCAAATTTGTGTAGGGATTCATAGAGAAACGTGACACAGTCGTTTTTTAGATGCTCTATGGGCTCGTTTGGAGTCGCAAATCCATAGATGAAAATCAAGCTCTCAACGAGCTTGTCAAAAGCCGGCATGATCTTTTGTAGATACAGACCGTGCCGCGTGGGATTATCCTGCGACAGCTGGAATGCTTCAATTGCTCGCTGAGTGTCAGCGTCAAAGTACAACGTGCCTGTGCCCGTGCCTCTTTTAATTACTCTTTTTGTCCCCACTTCCTTCCTCATCTTCTTGCACAGACGCAAGCTGGTTAGCGACGTAAAGCACGGCTTCTCTTGACTTCCTTATATCATCAACGGCGCGTTTGATTTCAGGCGAATCATAGAAAAGTGGAATTTTTAGTATTTTAGATATTGATTCATACCTCACATCTAAAACATCTAGAGATTCTTCAATTGCATCCTGCACTCTGAAAATTATCATAGCAGACCTGTACGCAAACGCGGATGCAACTGCTAGCGCGATTGTTTCAACAGCTATCACAGAGAGCAAGATCCAGATCATGTTAGAATATGACCTATCTTTCTTTCGTAATCCTCATCAATTGCAGATGGACTGTGTGATACTCTAACTTTAGCAGAGAGCTCCTCAGCCCACTCCTTCGGAACGGTATGGGAAGATTTGAACTTGCGGAGCTTTTTCTTAAAATCTTGCTCCTTGACCTCAGCCCATCGCGATCCTTTCATCCAGATATTACCGTCGCATCTGGATTCGTGTATCTCAACAAGATCATGCTCAAATTTTATGAACTTCCCAAGTCCCATAAAGTCCATGTGACCGCTGTGTCCGGTGGCAGCGATCGGAAGAGCAGCTGCAGCAGCCTCTAGTAGAGGTAGACCAAAACCCTCTCCACGAGTTGGAGATACTAGCGCCTTGATCTTTGGATGACGATAAAGACCAGACACCTCAGAATTTGACATTATGCCATGGATGATGTGAACCTTCGGATATGGACCTTTTCTTACCTCGCTCACGACCTTACCGATCACGCTCTCGACATGCCTCCAGTCCATCTTTGTCCCACGACCAACGTTTGTTTTTATCACGATGCCGACGTCAGGATCATTAGCGAATTCCTCGCAAAGCCACTTCAATGCAAAGAAGATGTTCTTCCTGTCATTGAACGGGTTGTTTCCTGTCATAGTCCCAAGCACTAGAAAGTTGAAATTTGTATCAAAGTCAATATCGATTTTAGAGTCATCTTTTGTTGTCTCAAAAGTGAAGCTCTCGGGAACAACTACGATGGGAGTCTTTACCTCGCCAGTGTTCCTCAGAACAGTTTCGCAGAACTTTGAAGGAACAATCACGCAGTTCATTCTATCGCAAGCCTCAATCCATGTAGGACTGCAACGATCGGCTTCAACCACAGCGCTGATACCGACATTAAAGTTTGCAATATTAGAGTCCCATTCGTTCGGAAGCTGAATCTGAAACGAGACATCGTACTTCTTGTTGATTTCGCCTGTCCGCTTCATTATCTCGCCGATAAGACCCTGCTCAGACTCAGGGTTTACGTACCAGCTCGTACTGCCCCACGGCAGCACTTGCACCCTGATGTCACAGTCTGAGTGCTTATTGAGCAGCCATCTGAACACTTGTCGCGCATGATTACCGTAGCCAGATTCACTTAGCAGAGGACCACGTACAAGGATACTTTTCAAAGTGTCACCTTCTTCCACGACTTGTGATTGCCCTTCCAGCTTTCGATAGTTTGATTTAGCGTCTCATGCCATCTATCGATCACCATCTGATACCCAAACTCTGACTTTACGTACTGACGAGCTTTTTCGCCAAGCTTCTTACGATTCTCGGGACCCATTCTGTACATTTTTTCTATAGCATTCGCGATAGAATCATTCGAAGCATAATCTTCGTAGATGTATGGAACAACCTGTGATCCGACACATGTCTTAAAATCAACATTAAGAGCGATCCCATTCTCCGTTTCATCACGGTGATCGACCACCTGCCTCGTTAATCCACCCGTCTTGACGGCTATGATAGGATTACCGCACTGCATTGCCTCAAGAGTCGCAAGACCAAATCCTTCCGCGTACGATACGTTGATGCAAGCGTCAGAAATGTTGTGAAGGATATTCATCTTCTCAAAATCAATTCTGTCCGTGGAGAACACCACGCTGTCCTTCACCTTGAATAGATCAACAACCTCATGCAGGTTAGGGCCTTCCTGATCCAAAGGATCAGTGTGCATGATCAACGTTGCGTCTCGCTTTCCTTCTGCCTCGATTCGACGTCTGAACATCGACCACGCTTCGATGACGTCGGACGGACGCTTTCTCCTGGCGTTTCTATTCACCCAGAATAGAACGAAATCATCCTTTCTGGTCTTTCCAAGAAGCTCAGTTCGATGATTTACCTTGCTGTATTCCGGAAGTGGATAGAACAGCTCGTCAGGTAAAGCGTGGGGGATAAAGTTAGTTTTCTCAGGAAAATCCTGCTTGCATATCTCGTATGTAAGGTACGAATGGCAGTTGATCAGATCCGTAGATTCGTAGAAAGGAGCGTTGAAAGATGGCTTCGGCCAGTTGTCCCACACATGCCACCACGCTATGGGACAGATCTGATGGATCTCGTCCTCCATCTCGAAGAGCCAAACAAAAAATCTTGGGTCAGTGAAGATAAGCAGGAGATCCGGCTTCTCTGTAGCAAGAGTAACGCGTAACATCTCCTTGCTACCGAACCCGTCAATCGGCTTTATGATAAAATCATCGTTAACTACGATTGTTCGATAGTCAGAATGCTTTATCGCAGCTCCAAACTGCCTAAACGTCCACTCACCCTTCTTGATAAGCCCGTTTATTAGATGTCTTGTCTGCGTACCAACTCCAGACGTTGATAGCGCGTGGTCAGATAAAACTAAAATCTTCTTCTTACTCAAGAAAGTAGCTCCTTGAAGAAAACTATGAAAGTCTCACAATAAGTAAATTAGGTGCAGTGCTCTGTGTTGAGATACGGACAGTACATGCAAGACTGCCTGTTCTTCATCTTCAGACCCTTTCTCATACCTGCGATCGTGTTCGAAACAAGCTTGTTTGCTTTCTGCATCGCGACAGGTCCAACTGAGACAGTGAAGAGCTCAACTCGCTTTCCGGTCTTGGCACCCTTCTTCAGAAGGATATACCCGCACTTGATGTAACGAGCTCCATCAAAAAGTTCCTTGTGCTTGTTCATCAGGTAGGACTTGTAGAGAGCAACCTGGGCCAACGTGAGAGGGTTCTGCTTCTTATCGGCTGACCATCCTCCTGCTCCTGCTGTCTTCCAGTCCAGAACCCAGAGATCGTAACCCCCTTTCTCACGAGGAACTTTAATGATGCAGTCAACAAATCCCTTAAAATAAGCATTACGATCCTCGATAGACTCGTAGAGAGCTTCCTCGGCTGCCACCGTTTCCCAACCCGGGAAAGTTTCATCAAGCCATGCCGGAACTTCCTCAAGAGCATTCTTCGCCCAGGTTGCCCATTTCTCGACCTCGGGGAATCCCTTGGAGTCCCAAGCAGAGACAATGTCCATCAAGCATTGCTCAATGTTCATGACTCTCGTCTTTAAGTACCCTTCACAGGCTGCGTGAACTGCGGTTCCAAAA